AATTCAAGCAGAAGAAGGGGCTTGACGCCACGTTCGAGATTGCCGAGTTCGGTGGGCTACTGAACCAATGCAAGGCACAGGACAAGTCAGCGCCGACACTGAGCCTGTCTGGCTCTGGCGCCGGGTCATTGCTGAGCACCGACAATCTGCCTGACGGGAACTGGAATGCCTAGGCTCGGCGCACAGACCGCAGGGGCTACGACCCTTCCCGCGCCGATCGGTGGGCTAAACGACCGCGATTCATTGGCAGCCATGCCAGCAACGGACGCGATCGTATTGGATAACTGGTGGCCTGAGCCCTCGAAACTCGTAGTGCGTAACGGCTCCACAACCTGGGCGACTGGCTTTGCCGGCAAGGTTGAATCGCTGGTTGAGTACTGCCCGCCCAATGGCAACTCAAAGCTCTTTGCCTGCTCGAACGGTGATATTTTCGACGTGACCAATTCGGGCGCAATCGGTACGCCCGTTGTCACTGGTCAAACCGTGAATCGCTGGCAAGACGTGTCTTGCACCACGGCTGGCGGCAGCTACCTTGCGCTTTTCAACGGCACCGACAAACCGCTGCTCTACGATGGCACGGCATGGACGGCTATTGATTCAGCCTCTACCCCCGCGATTACAGGGGTTACGACAACCCTGCTCATTTCAGGGTGCATCTTCAAAAATCGCCTGTACATGATCGAGCGAGATTCCATGCGCGTGTGGTATCTGCCGGTAGTCAGTATCGGCGGTGCGGCCGCATCGATTGACTTCGGTCAGGTCTTTCAGCGCGGCGGGCATCTTGTCGCGATGTACACCTGGACGCTTGATGCGGGCAACGGCTCGGACGATCACGCCGTGTTCATTTCGAGTAACGGCGAAGTCGCGGTTTACGCCGGTACTGACCCATCAGTCGCGGCGACATGGCATCTTGTGGGCGTCTTTTCGCTCGGCAAGCCCATTGGCCGGCGCTGTGGCATTAAGTACGCGGGTGACCTGCTGATTGTCTGTGAAGATGGAGTGTATCCGCTTGGCAAAGGGCTGCTTTCGAGCTCCATCGATAAGCGCGTCTCGATTACCGACAAGATCCAGAACAGCATCAGCCGCAATGTCACTGATTACGGGGCGAATTTCGGCTGGGAATTGTGCCTCTTTCCTGAAAAATCAGCGCTGATTCTCAATGTTCCAGCTGGCAATGGTGCGAACTTCCAGTACGTGCAAAACATCATTACCGGCGCCTGGACGAAGTTTACCGGGTGGAGCGCGAACTGTTGGCGCCGCTCGACGTTCGGCCTGTTCTATGGCGACGATACGGTAGTCAGGCAGGCCTGGACGGGGTTTGTGGACGATACCACGATGATCGTGGCCGATGCTCTCCAGTCATTCCAATACTTCGGCACCAAAGCGCAGAACAAGTACTTCACGATGGTTCGCCCCTACATTCAGACAACGGGCGTGCCTTCCATTCTGTATGGGCTAAACGGCGACTTTAACCCTCAGCCGGCACAAGGCGTCTTGAGTTACACGCCAGCCTCCTCAATGGTGTGGGGCAACATGACGTGGGGTGAGATGGTATGGGGAGGGTCGGTTCAGTCACTGGCTGAGTGGCACACCGTAGGCGGCATCTACAAGACAGCGGCCATTCGCCTGAAAGCGCAAAGCAATGGCTCTGAGGTGGAGTGGGCGGCCACCGACTTCATTTATTCGCGCGGTGGGCTTCTGTGATCGTCTTTGATGTCGATCGCATCGGGCCGTGGGTGTGCTCTCGGGCTGGTGGCACATGGGTCAAAGGACGCGGAACAGGAATAGGCCTGGAACGCAGCGGTGAATTAATCGCCGGGGTTTTGTACGAGGACTACAACCGCGCAAATATCGTTTGCCATATTGCGGGGGTTGGGAACTGGCTTAACCGTGAATTTTTATGGACGATTTTTGATTACCCGTTCCGACAGTTGAAAGTGAAGCGCATCACGACAACCGTGGCGCAGAGCAACACGCGCTCGCAGCGCTTCACGCAGCACCTTGGCTTCACGCTCGAAGCCCGCCTCAAAGACGCGCATCCAAGCGGCGACCTCTTTATTTATCGAATGATGGCGGCAGACTGCCGCTGGCTAAGGCTTAAACCATGAATATACGACTTTCTCGCCTTGGATTGCCCGACCTGCCTGAACGCGCCTTTGATGGCAGCGGAAGACTTTGGGGCAAAAGCGACCCTCCACCCGCCCCTGACTACGCGGCCGCCGCGCAACAAACCGCCGCGGGCAATCTTGAGAACGCCCGATATGCCACGATTGCTAACCGGCCAAACGAGATTACGCCATGGGGCAGCCGCACGTGGACAAACAACACGCAGTTTGATCAGGGCGGGTATGACGCTGCCTTAGCGGCCTTCAATCGGAGCTCGCAATCTCCCCCATCGGGCTCACAGGGTGGACATTGGGAAACGCGCGGTAGTGGTGGCGACGAGGGCATGTGGCAAGAGTGGGTGCCTGGAGGTCAGCCGGGACAAACCGGCCAGCCGGCGTCTGCCATGCCGAACCGCGATGATTTCATGACGGGCGGTGATAACTGGACGTCTCAGATTACGCTCTCGCCTGAAATGCAAGCGCTGTTCGATCAACAGCAAAAGCTGCAAACGGGGTTATTTGGTGCTCAGGATCAAGCCTTAGGCCGGGTCAATGACATGATGGGCCGAGGCTTTGATATGTCCGGCATTCCACAGGCGGGAACGGCCCTCGACGTAAACGGGCTGCCATCGTCTGGCACTGCGTTTGGCGGCCCGCGCGGCGATCTCGCGGTATACGATCCCACGCAGAGCACCAATACCGCTACCGAAGCCATCATGGCCCGCGTGAATCCGCAGCTCGATCGGCAAGAGGCGGCGTTACGCACCCAGCTTGCCAACCAAGGCATATCCCAAGGCTCACAGGCTTGGAATAACGCAATGGACGAGCTTAACCGGACGAAAAACGACGCCTTCACTCAGGCTGGATTGCAGGGTATCGGCTTGGGGATGCAGCAGCAGGGCCAGACCTTCGGGCAGGGCGTGACGAATCGCCAATTAAGCTCTGGCGAACAGGCGCAACAGTTCTCGCAGCAGAATTACTTGCGCCAGCTCGCCGCCGCATTACAGGGTCAACAGTTCGGCCAGCAGCAAGGTTTGCGTGGTCAGGCGATGCAGGAACAGGCTTATCTGCGCAATCTTCCTATGAACGAGCTCAATGCCCTTCGATCCGGAAATCAGGTGCAGCAACCGCAGTTCGGTGGATTTAGCCAACAGGCCACGACTGCCGGCCCTGACATGCTGGGTGCAGCGCAAGGCCAGTACAACGCAGCGCTTGGAGCCAACAATGCTCAGAACGCAAGCTCTTCGAGCATGATGGGCGGCCTGATGGGCTTAGGGCAAATGGGAATGATGGGTTCCGCTATGGGGCTATTTGGCGGTGGTGGGCTCGCTGGCATCGGAGCTGTTCCCGCTGGGCTTATGGCCGGAATTCCCTCCGATCGGCGCCTGAAAACCAATATTAAGCCAGTGGGCAAAGCCGATAACGGCCTGACCATCTACACGTACAACTACGTTTGGGGCGGGCCGGCTCAGCTTGGCTTCATGGCCGACGAGGTTCAGAAAGTTGCTCCGGACGCTGTGGGTGAGCTTGACGGATACCTGACTGTCGATTATTCGAGGGTGCACTAATGGCGCAAAACTCCATGATAAATCCGCTTCAATCGGCGATTCTCGGGCCTGATATTCTCGCTCGTCAGCTTCGATTGCAGCAACAGCAACAGTTCGGCCAGCAGATGATGCAACAAGGCGCTCAAGCGCCGCAGGGCCAGATGGTGTCCGGGCATTACGTGGCGCCATCGATTACGCAGCATCTCTCGCAAGGTTTGAAAGGTTTTCTCGGCATGAAAGCGATGAACGACTTGCCCGACAAAATGTCTGATCTCGGCCGAGCACAATCACAAGGCATGCAAAACCTCTTTGGGACTGGCACGCCTTCTGCCTCAGTGGCGTCGAATGGGACGCAAGCGTTCCCGGTAGGCGCGTCACCTAAGGCTTTGGCTGGAGGACTGCGCGGGCAATCGACTATGCCCGGAATACCCGGAATGTCGCGCGAGCAACAGGCCATGCTTGCCAGCCAAGTAGGTTTGGGCGAATACCTGAAAATCGCAGCCAACAAAGGCGGGCCGGTCAATCTGGCCCCCGGCGGGTCGCTCTACAACCCCCAAACGGGGCAGGTCGATTACACGGCGCCGAAAGATGGCATTGCCATTCAAGGTGGGCGGGCGGTCGAAGTGCCCG